GGTGGAAATGGCGAAACTTTATATTCTACCACAACTTGGAATAACATTACTCCATCGCAAACATATTATATAAAGGCGTCTAACTACTCAGGCTCAGTTAACTTAAACGTGGCTAATAGTGATCCACTCAACACGTGGATAGCTTTAAGCACAACAAGAGAATTTAATGTATACGACACTAGAGCGTCGAATAGCTATGCCGATGAAGATTGTGTTATGAAAATAGAAATATCGGCGAATAGTAGTGGATCACCAGTATTAGCAACCGGCTATTATAAAGTTCGATACGCTGGAACAGCATAGGAAAATAAAATGGCACTATCACATGTAATGAATATTATTAGTAATGCAGGAATAGTATCAGCAGGCACAGGTAGCGGCGGTGGCGGTGGAGGTGGCAGTAACTTAGACAGCCAAACTGTTACTGTTGGAACTCACACTCAATCCTTTTCTGGTGGTAGCGGTTTACCAGCAAGCACAGGTCATTGGCGTGGTAAATTTACTAACTCCTATGCAACTGCTGGGTCTATCTCTGACGGAACAAGTAATCTTTATAGTGGTGCATCAATTGTAGAACTTTATTATACTTGGAATACTGTTTACGGTGCTTCATATTTAGCACTGAGAATTGATACTACAGTGCTACCAAACAGCGGATGGACTACTTTAACCGTAGGCACTACAGCTTTTCAAAGAACGGCCGCAACTTATAACGGCAACTCAAGCGGCGATACCCAATGGACTTGGACAACTTCTGGTGATTTAACTGGTGCCCAGAATCCATTCGCAGCCTCTGGACAAACCACAACTTGTGTGTTTACATAATAAATAAACAAAAGAGAATAAACTAATGGCACAACCAACAACAAGAGAACAATTCAAAGGCTGGATACTCCGTAAGCTAGGAGCGCCTGTGATTGATATTAACGTGTCTGATGAACAGATTGACGATCGTGTTGATGAAGCTGTAGATTTCTGGAGAGACTATCATTATAATGGAAGTCAACTTGTTTATTTGAAACACCAGATTACACAAGAAGATAAAGATAATGGTTATGTAACTTTACCCACAACGATACTTGGTATATCAGGCATCTTTAATATGCAGTCAAGTATTTCTACAGGCGGTGGTATATTTAATGTTCAGTATCAATTTGTTTTAAATAATCTTGAAGACATTACTGGTTATAATATCACAAACTATTTTATGTCAATGCAACATATGGAATTCTTACAGGAAATGCTTGTTGGAAAACCAATGGTCCGTTATAATAAACATGTAAATAAATTATGGATTGATTCTGGTGCAGACGTAATGCCTGTTGGTGAATATATTATTATTGAGGCGTATGATGTAATTGACGGAACAACATATGCAGATGTATGGGGTGATCGTTTCTTACAAAATTACGCAGCTGCGTTAATTAAAGAACAGTGGGGATCAAACCTAACAAAATTTACAGGTATGCAACTTGTTGGTGGAGTATCTTTCAACGGAGAACAGATACTTGCTGATGCCAGAGAAGAAAGGAAAATAATGGAGGAAGAAGCAGTACAGAATCTGCAACCTCTTTCCTATGGATTTATTGGATAAGCTAAATGGCTACGAATACATTCTTTAATAATTATGCTCAAGTCCAAGAACAATCTTTAATTGATGATTTAGTTATTGAGTCAATTAAGATTTATGGTGTTGATGTCATTTATATTAGTAGAGCAATTAAAGGTCGAGATAAGATCTTTCGTGAAGATGACTTTCCAGAATACAACGAAACGTTTGAATTTGAAACTTATGTTAAGAGTATGGAAGGTTTTGAAGGAGAAGGGGATTTCTTATCTAAGTTTGGTTTAGAAATAAGAGATACATTAACGCTTACAGTTGCGAACAGAACATTTGAAAGACACGTAACTCGAGAAGTTGTTGAACTTACTCGACCAAGAGAAGGCGATTTAATTTACTTCCCTTTAAACGAAAAGATGTTTGAAATTAAATATGTTGAACATGAAAGCATATTTTATCAAATGGGACAAACACAAGTATATGATATGCAATGTGAATTGTTAGAATACGCTAACCAAAGGTTTAATACTGGTCGTTCTAATATTGATGATTACTTTGCTGCATATAATACAGACATAATTGTTGATGCAAATAATGCAACATTGTCGGCACTTGCTGCAACTGATGATAACTCAATGAACCTTGACTTTGAAATAGAAGCCGATGGTATTATTGATTTCTCAGAGGTAGATCCTTTCAGTGAAAACATATCTATAAGTGATACCTAATGGCAATAGCAAATTATTTTTACAATTCTACGATTCGCAAATATGTTGCTCTATTTGGTACATATTTTAATCAATTAGAAGTTCGCAGAACAAGTACTGATGGGACTCTTAATCAGAGACAGATAGTACCTATTTCTTATGGACCATATCAAAAGATTTTAGCAAGACTTGAACAAGATCCTACATTACAAGGCGGAGCAACGCAAGACGCATTTGGAAAGCCAACTGCAGGACAACCATTCGCAATGACATTGCCTCGTATGGCTTTTGAATTAAATAGTTTTACATATGACGCAGAACGAAAAGTTGCGCCAACAAGAAAATTAAGAAAGACCGCTGTAGATGTAGATAACGGTGGCAGACGATTTGTATATTCAGGAACTCCATATAATATGGGATTCAGTTTATACATCATGGCAAAATATAACGAAGACGCGGTTAAATGTTTAGAACAAATATTACCGTTCTTTAATCCAGAATTTACAAGCACTGTGAATCTGATACCAGGATTAGAAGCAATTGATGTCCCTCTCATATTAAATGATGTGACATCAGAAGATTTATACGAAGAAGCCTTTACACAAAGAAGAAGTATACTATATACATTAAACTTTACAATGAAAGGTTGGTTCTTCGGTCCTGAGAAGGATAAGGCAGTTATTAAGTTTGTTGATGCAAGAGTGGCAACTGATACACCAGCTGATACAGAGTTTGAAACATTCCAAACTGGACAACCAGGTTCTACAGCAAATAATGTAGCAACCTCAGATATAACACAAACTATTGATTATAGCTTGATTGAATTTGACGACAACTGGGCATACTTGGGGCAAAGCTCTGATACAGAACCTAGTTAAGAAGGAACATTTATTATGAAGATTGGATTTACTTGCAGCAGCTTTGACCTGCTTCATGCTGGACACGTTCAGATGCTAAGAGAAGCAAAAGAACAATGTGATTATTTAATTGTAGGATTACAAATGGATCCTGCTGTAGATCGTCCTAAAGAAAAGAATCAACCAATCCAAACAATTGTTGAAAGATACAGTCAACTTAAAGCGGTAAGTTACGTTGATGAAATTATTCCTTATGCAACAGAACAAGATCTTGAAGATATACTTGAACTGTATACAATCAATGTTCGTATTTTAGGTGAAGAGTACAGAGATAAAGAATTTACAGGAAAGGACATTTGTCGTAAACGTGATATTGAACTTTTCTTTAATAAACGAGATCATCGGTTTAGTACATCAAAGCTTCGTCAAAGTTGCGCTTGGGTAAACAAAGATGGTGACTGGAAAGTTACGGATAAATAATATTATGAATGAAGATACTATAGCACAAAAGTTAAATATGAGACCGCTCCAAGAGACTCAAGAAGCGTTGGATAAATTAGACGTGAAAGTATCTGACTTACCAGTTAACTCTTTTTCAACAAACGAAGTCGCAATGGAAGGGGAACTGCAGAAAAGTGTAGATTCTATAAAGAATTTGCCACAAGAAAGTGAAGCAGGCCTACCAGCCGTTATGAGTTCTACTGCCAAAGAGAATCTAAAAGATATTGAATTGGCTAAGGCAAATATCGAAAACATTATTAATCTCGGTGACGACGCTGTTAAAGAAATGACAGAGATTGCGAAACAATCAGAATCACCTCGAGCGTTTGAAGTTGTATCTACTTTAATGAAAACATTACTTGATGCAAACAAAGATTACGTTGAAATGTCAACAAAGAAAAGATACGCAAAAGAAGAAGATCCTTCGGCTGATAAGAGTACTAACGTTACAAATAATAACCTTATCGTATCAACCGCTGACTTACTTAAGATGATAAAAGGTGATGAAGATAAGTAATGAGTAACTTCGATAAAGGATACTTAGGTAATTCCCATCTCAAAAAGATTGGTGAACAAATTGAGTTTACTCCTGAACTTTTAAAAGAATACATGAAGTGTGCTCAGGATCCTGTATACTTTGCAGAGAACTATATTAAAATTGTACATGTTGACCATGGATTGATTCCTATGAACATGTACGAGTATCAAAAAGAGATTACCGAAAAGATTACAAATAATAGACGTGTTGCTGTATTAACCGCAAGACAGAGTGGCAAGACTACGACTGCAACTGCTGTTATATTACACTACATCCTCTTTAACGAATTTAAAACTGTAGCCATATTGGCAAACAAGGGAGACGGAGCTCGAGAGGTTCTAGGCCGTATCCAGTTAGCCTATGAAGCATTACCTAAGTGGATGCAGCAAGGTATTGAAGAATGGAATAAAGGTAACATCACATTAGAGAATGGTTGTAAGATCTATGCAGGTACTACAACATCTTCTGCTATTCGTGGTAAATCTATTTCCTTTCTATATCTCGATGAGGTTGCGTTTATTGAAGGATTTGATGAATTCTTTGCTTCGGTATATCCAACGATATCATCTGGTAAAACAACAAAATTATTAATGACATCTACACCAAACGGATTAAACCATTTTTGGAAAACATGTAAAGGTGCCAAAGAAGGTACAAATGGTTATGAATATGTTGAGGTTATGTGGAACGATGTCCCAGGTCGAGATGAACAATGGAAAGAGGAAACTCTTGAAGCGTTAGATTTTGATAACGAAAAATTTGAACAAGAATACTGTTGTCAGTTCTTAGGAAGCTCAGGTACACTAATAAGCGGTGCCAAACTCAAAGAACTTGCACCTTCAAGGCCATTGAATGAGGCTGAAGGTATTACACAATACGAATCTCCTGATATGAGTCGTTCGTATGTTATGGTAGTTGATGTATCAAGAGGTAAAGGACTTGATTATTCGGCATTTAATATTATTGATACAACGGAGATGCCATATAAACAAGTATGTGTATATAAGGATAATAACATAAGTCCAGTAGACTTTGCCTCCGTTATATATAGAATAGGGCTGATGTACAATGAGAGTGCAGTGTTAATAGAAATTAACGATATTGGTGAACAAGTTGCTGATATACTCTTTATGGATTACGGCTATGAAAATCTTCTCTTTACTGAAAACCACGGCCGAGCCGGGAAACAAGTATCAAATTTTGGAGGGAAGAGATCAGATCATGGAATACGAACAACAAAAAGTGTAAAATCAAAAGGTTGTTCTATATTGAAACTATTAATTGAACAGAATCAGTTAATACTACAAGATTATAACACAATACAGGAGTTATCACGATTTAGTAAAAAAGGCAATTCATACGAAGCAGAATCAGGTCATAACGATGATTTGGTAATGACCTTAGTATTGTTTGCTTGGTTATCAGACCAACGATTCTTTAGAGAATTAACAGACATCAATACCTTAGCGGAATTGAAAGAAAAGACAGAACAGCAGCTTGACGAAGAATTATTACCGTTCGGCTTTATAGATACTGGAGACGATATCCCTGACGATCAGGGGTGGATCGCGTATCGGACTGATAGCAGTGGTTTTTAGATATAGAAACTTTTATAAATAAAACTGTGATAACTATTAATTAGTAACAAAAGATTTAATTAGATAATATTAAAGGAGAATAATATGGCTTTTTCCGTAAGTCCTTCCGTAATTGTTAGAGAGGTGGACGCATCAGCATCGGTTCCTGCCATCGCGACACCACCTGCAGCAATGGCCGGTGTGTTTAGATGGGGTCCTGTAGGTGAAGTAGTTCTTGTTTCTTCAGAAAATGAATTGGTTTCAAGGTTTGGTACTCCAAGCGCTGATAACTATGAAACATTTTTTGTCGGAGCAGATTACCTTTCATACGCAAATGCATTATATGTAGCAAGAGTTGATAACGGAGCAGTCACCGCTTCCTCAACCGATATCCAGTACCATGCGAATGGTGACATTAACCCAGCATTTACTACGTACGGAGCATTCGATGCTAAGTACCCAGGTAAGTTAGGTAATTCATTAGAAATAGCATATGTTAAGGGTAGCAGCTTTACCAATACAGAAATTGTAGTAGGGGAAATTCCTGCCACAAGAATCAGTGGTAATACAGTACAGCAAGCAACATCTCAAACAATTGATTTTAACGCAGCAACAGTTGCATTTGAAGTCCTACCAGCAGACGAATTAACAACAATAGAAACTGGCGATATCATTACTATCGGTAACGATTCAGTAGGATATCAAGAAATCGTTGTTAATACAGTAAGCAAAGAATCAAGAGATGCCTTGGGAGATCCAACAGCAAACACAGTTCTTACAACTGCAATTCATCATACGTTAAGTTTAGGTGGTAAATACCTATTGGCTGAAACGAGTTTGACTAAGCTTTCCATTACAAGAAAATGGGCTTATGGCAATTTATTCGGTAAAGCGCCTGCAGCTGCAAACTATCATATTGCAGTTCTTGATAAAGACGGTGAAGTCAGTGGTACAGCTGGATCGGT